GAATAAGATGTCCTGGTATCCGAAGCGGAAGAAGAAAGAAAAGAAACAACCAACGTATTTATGGATTGATTATTGATATGGACGCTGAATCTGTAATACTCAATGCAACACGACAATATCTCAGGCTTAAAGGTTGGTATGTTATGCGGATACAACAAAGTATCGGCTGTCATCCAGGTATATCTGATCTGATAGCCGTTAAGCGAGGCATGACAATATTCGTAGAAACGAAATCCCCTAAATGGAGGGGCAAGCTATCCAAAGATCAGGAGAAATTCAAGGCTGAGATTGAGGCACACGGAGGGATGTTTTATGTAATTGATAGCGTGGATGAAATGATTAAGATTGTTGATGATTTGGAGCATACAGAAAAGCTAAAGGAGAGATTACCGTGACACAAATGGAAGAATGTGGAACCTTACGTTTTGACATTGCAGCACGGATTGTTGAGGAACTGCGGAGATATACCGATACACGCCCGGACAGAGAAAACACCATACACATTCTGGATGGCGCCGAGCAGATGGTTGCGGAACTGAAGCAGATCGAAACCGATTTGCACCGGACCGCGAGAAGAAAGACGAACGGCAGGAAACCCATAGCGACGGCCCTAAAAGAATGGCAGAAACGGTATGAGGCTATTTTTGAGAATATGCAAGTAGCCCAGGCACTATTTAGGGAATACCGGGGGGATATAGAGAAGCTGTATCATGTGGTTCACGGTATTAGAAGGATGATGAACATTATGGGCGGTATTGATGACCGGTTGAGGTTTATCGCGGAAGGGTTGGATAAGAGATTGATCAAGAAGGGTAAGAAGAAATAACTTGTGCTTTTCATGTGTTCGCGTCACTCGCAATGCGCTGGGTTAGCACACCCTCTCCTTGCCTCGGTCATCGCCTATCTGACCAGTATAATTGCGAGAGATAGGCAAAAAGAAAGGCCCCATTGCGGGGCCTGCAAAAACTGCCATTGCTTTCCTTTCCAATGGTGTCATTATTCTGTCACCTCTGATAATCTGCTTAACTGTACCCACATCTTACCAGCACCTTGAGCGGGAGTTACCAAACAATCAACACGACCAAATACTGCCTTGACATCTAATATCTGCACCACCACTTGAAAACCATCAATTTTGAGTAATGCAATATCTTTGTTGCCTGTCTTGTGTCCGGTGAGTTTGAGTATATCGTTTATGCTCATTGCCTTTCCCTCCTTATTATTTGTTGTGTAGTACATACTATACATTATACACTATATATCGTAACTGTCAAGCACAATCTTAAATAATTAAATTAATGAATTCATTAGAAAATTTAATAAATAAATAGCGTGTTTTGGCATAAATATTGCCGTTATAATAATATCAAGCACTTACGCTTATTATTACCGTAACGATTCTACTTGACACGGTGGTAATAATGTGAAAAGATAAGTTTGTGGCAACATCTAACACCAAGAAGAAGCAGAAGAAGAAACCTTTAACAATTCGAGAACGGAAACTCATCAAAGCCCTTGTCGCAGGACAAACCCCAACAGCCGCAATGAAAACAGCAGGTTATAGCAAAGAAACCGCAGAGGGGAAAGCTGCGAAGAAGGTCGGTGAAAGTCGGATTCAGGAAACATTACAAGAACTTATGGAAAAGAAAGGGCTTACGGATGATTATCTTCTCCAGGGGCTTCTCGAAGGCACGAAAGCAACCAAGGTTATTTCCGCAACAATCATTGCAAAAAACGGTGAAGGCATGAAGGATGCCGACTCAATGTCTAAAGATTTTATAGACGTTGATGATTTTCCTACCCGCCACAAGTACATCGAAACAGGATTAAAACTTAAAGGCCATCTACGGGATAAACTCGATATTTCAGGAGATATTGTTGTGGAGGTTGTCAAGTTTGGCTCAAAAGATTAGGCTTCCTAATAATTGGATACCACGTACCGACCAACTGCCACTCTGGACGTATCTTGAAAACGGCGGAAAGCGAGCCGTCGAAGTAGCACATAGACGATGGGGCAAGGATGATGTTGCCCTGCATTTTACTGCAACGCAGGCAGCACAACGTATCGGCAACTATTGGCACATGCTTCCAGAATATAAGCAGGCCAGGAAAGTTATCTGGACGGCTGTAAACCCACGGACAAATAAAAAACGTATTGATGATGCCTTTCCGCTTGAGATCAGGAAGAAAACCCGCGAAGATGACATGGCTATCGAGTTTAAGAATGGCTCAACGTGGCAGCTTGTAGGCTCTGATAATTATAACTCGCTGGTAGGTTCTCCCCCTGTTGGTATTGTCTTTTCGGAGTGGGCTTTGGCCTCGCCTCTTGCATGGGCATATCTTGCACCAATTCTTGAAGAAAACAATGGATTCGCTTTATTTATCTACACTTCCAGGGGAAACAATCATGGTAAAACAACCTATGATTATGCGAGAGTTACGCCAGGTTGGTTTGGACAACTGCTTACCGCACATGATACCCCCGTATTTAATGCAGAGCAGATTGAGAATATAAAGCAGGAGTATATCAGGATGTATGGCCCGGAAATGGGCGAAATGCTTTATCTTCAGGAGTATGAGTGTTCGTTTGAGGGCGCTGTTTATGGCTCCTATTATGCCAAGCAAATGGCACAAGCCCGGAAGGATAAGAGGATTTGCAGCGTACCACATCAAACAGGCCAGGAGGTTGATACTTTTTGGGATTTGGGCGTAGACGACTCTATGACGATCTGGTTCATGCAACACATCGGCAAGGAATATCACTTCATCGACTATTACGAGTCAACGGGTTACGGCCTTGAGCATTACGCCAAGGTATTGAAAGAGAAACCCTATGTGTATGGAAATCATTACATGCCACACGACGCAGAAGGGCGGGAAATGTCAAATGGAGTGATAGCAAAGAGCAGGCGTGAAGTGGCACATAACTTAGGTATTAAGCCAATTATGGTTGTAGAGCGAGCCAAAAATATTGATTTGATTATTCAGGTACATATTCCAGCCGTAAGGAATATTTTAGGGCAATGTTATTTTGATGAAGTTAAATGCCAGCCAGGTATATCGGCGCTTGAAAGTTACAAAGCTGAATATGACGAGGAAAAGAAGGTACTGGCGCCACGTCCGAAGCACGATTGGGCGAGCCATGCATCAGATGCTTTCAGAACTTTTGCTGTAGGTTATCGAGGCAGAGCGAGCAGTATTATGAAGCCAGTGCCAAGGTTAGGCGCTTCATACGCTTACAACCCCCAATTACGAGGTGTTATACGATGAGCAAATGGATTCAGGTGTTCAGAGGAAAGGAACGGCGCAAGGACCAAGAACGCTGGGCATGTACTGGTTGCGGCTCTACCTTCGAGGGCAATCACAACCAGACACCACACAACGGAGTTTGTAAGTGTGCTGAGTGCAAGGGGCACCTTGGGAACACGGAATTATATCGCAGGAATTACGATCGCATAAATTGGAGCGGGATAAATGGCAAGGCGTAAACAGCAAGACCCTGAGTTAATCACCGACCCGAAGGAACTTGAGGAACGCAAAGAAGCGGCTACGGCGTATGGGGATGAAAACCCCGATATGTATGTGGAATATTGCCACGAATGCATAAAAGAGAGTGAGAAGGCCACCCATGACATACGCTATCTCTGGGATGAGTGCTACAAGGCATACCGGGCCAAGATAGATTACAGCAACAAGCAGGATTGGCAGGCCAAAGTCATAACAGGTGACATGATGGCCGTTGTCAAGCAGGCTACCGCTATTGTCAGGAAGGCATTTCGTCAGCCCGATTGGTTCAACGTAGACCCCCAGGGCGATGATGACGCAATAACCGCACAATTCAACCGAGAGCTCTTAACCTTTTGGCTCAACCAGCAACACGGGAAATTCGGGACCAAGTTTAGTGATGCTTGCGAGTTAGGCTTCGCTATCGGGCAATCTCATGAGATCATCCCTCGTTGGGAAGATGGAGTTGGATTGACCTTCGACCTTGTACCCCCCTGGCAGATACACCGGGACCCAGACGCAAACCCTCGTGATCCGTGGAGCGGAAAC